ACAACAACTCCTGCTGGCACAGCAAACACAGACGGTGCTTCACCTGCAACTGGTGACACAACATCTGCAATTGCTCTCGTAGCTGTAGTTCTTGCTTCACTCGGCACAGCTGTTGTTATGACAAAGAAGGCTTCTAAGGAATAATTCCTGAGCAAGGTCTGCTTTTGCAAGAAAAAAACGATCAGGCTGTCTGCTTTTTTGGCAGACAGCCTTTTTTCATTCCGGGATAATATCCCGGGCTAAGTATTCAGAACAAGCTCAAAGGAGGTTCCCACAGGCATAAGAGAACTGATATGATCCTCTATCAGCTGCGCCTGCTGACTGGTGAGCTGAGCGTCGGTTGTAAAGGTAAGCGTCCGTCCGCTCCCGGTCAGTTCCCCGGTGATATTATAGATATCCCCGATATGTCCGAGTATCCTTTCCGCTCCGTTTTTCTCATTTACGGACAGAGCGGATATAATACTGTTTCTTCTCCCCTGTGTACTGCTGTCGGTATTGATGACCGGCAGCATTTTTTCATATTCCTCAAGTCCCTCATTTTCCGCAGTGCAGACAAACATTTCCTTGAAAATATCATCAAGTATCTCATAATAAAGCTCAAACCCCTCAGCCAGAGCCGAAAGTCTTGAAAAGATCTCGCTGCCCTGAGTAATATCATATATCCCGAGACCCTCAAGTCTCCCGGACAGAGCAGCAAAAGCATGATTGCTCATAGCTTAAACGCTCCTTTCAACGGCAAGAGTGCCGAGAGTAAAAAGATAATTGCTGACTCCCGCAGCATCGCTGAGATTATTGAAGGTATAATTATCCACCCCTTCAACAGCGATGATTGCAGCTCCCAGCTTATTACATACAAAGTCCTCGCCGACTTTAAGTCCTGAAAAATAGCTTCTCACCGCATTTTCAGTATCGCTCACAGCCCTTGTCACAGGATATCCGTTTCTGACTGTAATATCCACACTGACATTGACCGGCGTAAGGCTTGCGGCAAAGACCCGGATATCAATACCCGGAATACGGTTCGCCGTCATAACCGCCTGCACACGCTGAACGGTGGCATTATCAACGCTTGCCCCCTGCTGCGCAAGATATACGTTCATTGTATTAGTGCCCTGGATAATATCTGTGGTATTTGCAGAGAAAACACCCTCATCGCTTTCCGCAAGCTTTTTATAGTAGGCGTGATTCAGCCCGTTTGAAAGCTCTGCAAAGGATGCCTCAAGCCTTTTCCTCAGCTGTTCATCCGTTTCATCATCCGTACCGCCGGTAAATGCAGACGCATTTGAAATGCTCAGACCGCTTGAAAAATATGTAACAACGGTCGTGACCTCTCCGGCTTCCACATTATATCTGCTGCCGCTGTATTCAGCCCGGGCCTCAAGCAGCGTCCTGCCCGTTCCGCTGTATATCACGCCCTGCTGTGTGCTTTCATAATAAAGAGTACCGTCGCTTGTTGAAAACACTGTTCCTGCGGGTATGACAACATCGTATTCCAGCGGGCTGTCCACCTCCACCAGTATCGAACCCACCGCTTTGCTGCCGATGCTTCTTTCGATACCTCTTTGTCTTGCGTGAAGCTCCAGAGCCTCGCCCTCTGCGCCGGAAATGAACATGGAACGCTTCAGCCATTCAATATAGGAATTCAGCCCGAAAAGCTCGCCCGCAAGCAGTCTGAGCATGATCCCGGCATCGCTGACCTCATCCGCATCCTTTTCCGTCAGTTCATAATATTTGTCCTTCATTCTTTCAAGTATTTCATCATAGCTGTAGCTAATTGTGATCGTCTCCTTTCTTTATACATAGCTGATTGTAAAATTTTGAAAAAAGCCTTGTTTATACGATAAAACATATTTTTTTATTGTGCAGTTTTCTTCGCTGAGCCGCGTCATTTTCTCGGTTCGCTTTGAAAATGACTGATTTTTTTGGGGGAGTTTTTTATTCCGGCTCTATCAAAAACGTCTGACCGTCAGCTTCAACCCTGATACCCTCATCACTAACCCCGATGACCTCACATCCGGGAAAGCATCCAAGCGCATCTCTTGCATAAGCTACGCATATCTCTTCCCCGCTGCTATGGGGATAGCTCATATACAATCTGCTTCCAAGCTCCCGGTCATAGATAAAGCCCCCTCTGTGTCCGAAAAGGGAAATATACAGGCTTCTTTTAAATCCTGCTGCATTAACCATCATACTTCCCTCCCATTGATATAGACCTTGCCGTCATTGCAAAGCTTTATGCTTGCGCCTCCGTCCGACATGATAAGCACCTCACCCGGCTCGATATCATGCTCATAATACGGAACCTTCACTCCGATGCAAAGCTGTCTGCCTCCGGAGGGTATCACCACGATATTATTGTTTTCCCCCGGCAGGCTCAGTATACCCGGCGGATTCACCATCTCGCACTGACCCTTGCCCTGTCCCGAAACGGCGGCGATCCTTGTATCAATACCGCTGCCGGAAGCTGCTGTTTCGGCAATGCTTTTTTCTTTTTTTGGCGCCATACTTCTGCTAAGCCACATTATTATTCACCTCTGCTTTTATAGTAGTCCTTTCACCTTTGCTGTCAGCTGAAAATGAAACGTCCCTTATGATATATTCACCCTCTTTTCCGCCAACGGTAAGAATATCCCCGGGACAGCATTTTATTATTCCTGTACAGCGAAGCTCCATAGTATCATATGCTCTTTCGGATCTTTCCATCAGCCTGCGGATATCTCCGATCCCCCTGATACCGTCACCGAGAGCATTGACATATCTTGTTTTTTCTATACCCAGCTCCTTTGCCCTTTTGCTTTGAAATTCCATATTATAACCTCCTGCAACAAAAGTCCTTGCAAGTATACGGGATACCGGAGCGCTTCTTCTGAGAGTATTTTTCAGCGTTATTATAATATCCCTGTCAATATGTATCCTTCCGGGGACAGAGCTTCCGCTGATATCAATTATTCCATCATCATTGACCCGGGGCGTGGTTCCGGTAAAGCTTCTGCAAAAGGCTGAAAGCACGCTCCACTGGCTCATGCCCTTTGTCACAGTCAGCTCGCCGTTGAATACCTCGTCCGTCCCGCAGAATCCGGTAAATCCCAGCGGTCTGAAATGCCTTTCAAATATCAGTCCGAAGCAGGGCATATTATAGGTCTGGGGCATTGCTTCATTATCAAGGAGAACTGCCTCCCGGCTCCTTGCCCTCAGCGTCAGGAAATGTCCTTTGCCGCTGTGTTCCTCAATCTGTTCGTCAACGCTGCCGGAGAACAGTCTTTCGCCGTTATATTCAGCCTCACAGCAATATATTTCCTGTATTCTTCCCCCGGGTATCAGCACAGCAGTCATCGAAACCGCAGGTGCATCCTCCGAAAACACGATATGCAGGCTGCGCAGGCTCATATCCGGCACTTCTCTGCCGTTTTTATCCGTAAGTTTTATTTTCAGCATAGATATATCCTTTCATTTCGCTTTATCGGGATGTCCGGGCGTCTTATATGCGTATTCAGCCGCATCAGCACCGTCACCGGGATATCATAACGATAGGAATAATCCCACAGACAGCTTTCATCGTCGCCGTAGATCACTCTTTTCTCACCGCAGCATTTATCAGCGATGCCTTTTACAAATTCAAAGCTGTATCTGACTGCGCCTTCAACATCCTCACAAATAAGCTCAAGCGCCCTGAGATATGCAAAAACCGGCTTTCCGGCAGGAATATACAGCATTCCTCCCCTGTTCATTTCCGCGCGCAGCCTTTCAAAGGTCTGCACACAGTCATCTCCGGTGAACTGTCCGCTGCCGCTTATTACAGCGGGCTTTTCTCCGTTGCAGGATATTGAAGCACCCCCGCCTGCCGTAAGCTCCGAGCTGAGATTATTTTCGTTTCTGATCCTTATGATCTGGGGATTTATGGGGAATATAAAATCCCGGAAGCTCATTTTTCCTTTGCTGTTCATAAAAGCTCCTCCTGAAGCTCCAGCTTCCTTTCATATCTGAGCATATCATAACGTATCAGCTCAGATATATTTGCCGCCTGTTCATATTCCTCTGTTTTATCGGGAGAAGGTATATAAATCCTCTCCCCTCTTTCATTTTCCGTCACTCCTGATCCTCCGTTTCCATTCTCACTGCCCTTGCGCTTATTCTCTCGCTGAAGCTGCTTTTATCAGCCGCCGCAAGAAAATCCTCCCACATACAGCCGTAAAGAGTTACCGCTCTTCCGTCTGCCCGGGCAGAAAGAGTAAAATTATCAAGATCTGCAAAATTGCAGTTTTCAAAGGGCTTTTTAAACCTGATCCCCGTAAGCGTTGCCCTGTAGACCGGCTGTGTCCTGACATAAGCCGCTGTTTCAGTCTGAAAGCAGCTTCTTACCGGACGAAGCCCCGAGCTTTTCTTTATCTCAAGCTTTTGCGCCTGAAAGACCTTTTTGCCGTCTATAATGATATCCGCATCCCTTGCGCAGATATATTCATTGATCCCGATTATCATCACCCCCGCTGACACTGTATTCTCTCAGTCCTACTGTGATCCCGGTCTCATAACAGACCAGATCATTGTTGAAGCTGCAGCCCGAGACCGAAAATCCCGTGACTCTTTTTTCCTCATCCAGCGTTACCAGCGCTGTGCAAAGCTCCTTTGCTGCCTCTACGCACACCTGAGCGCCGTCCGTTTCGCTGCATATCACCTTTATTACCAGCTTTTCCTCCGTAACCGGTGCATCGTTTCCCAGAAGGAACTCCCTGTTCTCCCTGCCGCTCATCAGCACAGCATATGGCTCCGGCACCGGAAAGGGCAGACGATAAAGTCCGCCCTCCTCAACGATGCTGATGCCGATGATCCGGGAGCTGTTTTTAACTCTCTGTATCAAAGTATCAGTATAATTCAAATTTCAACCTCCGGTCTTATGATCCTTGCGCAGGCTCTTGTATAATTACAGAACCTGCAGTCATATTTATCCGTCCATAGTATATAGTATTCATTTCTGCCATCGCTGACAGTATCCCCTCTTACAGCGCCGCTCAGAAGATCACCCGCAGCATATATCATATACTGCGCCGGTTCAGAAAGAGCGCTGCCTGCATGGACAACGCCCCCGTCCGATCTGCGCATCTCTCTCGAGGGAACGATCACTCCCATATTGGAATATGTATTCCCGCCTTTCTGGATAGTAAGGACTACGCCCAGTCTTTTGATAGCGGCTTCAATTGAAAATCTCATATCCTCACACTCCCCTGAAAGCAAAACCCTCATCTGTAAGATACCGGCTGATGGCGCTGAATGCATCCCTGCATAGCTTTTCCGCCGCATCTGCCGCCCTGAAGGTATCCGCCTTCATGCTGATATCCCCGACCTTCATCTCGCTGCTGAGATTATTTGAAGCATCCATCAGCATATAACGGTAATACGCAAGGGCAGCGGCGGCATATTCAGCCTGTCCGGTGACAGAGCTGTCCGCATCTCCTGAAAGGCGGCTGCTTACATAGGATACAGCGCCTGTACAGAAGCTCATATAATATGCCGCCTGCTCGCTATCAAGTCCTGACAGACGGCGGAATATATCAAGAACATTATTTACATCCAACCGTCAGTCCTCCTTAATATTCAAGCACCTTTACTGAATCCGGGAAGAGCTTTGCAAATCCGGTTATGCAGCTGATGGAAGCCCTTTCAAGCTGTCTGTCGATAAGCTTGTCATGATCGGTGATGACACCTCCGGACTGTACCATCTCAAGAGCGCAGTTCTTGTCAAATGCAACAAGCTTTGTGCCGCTGATGCCGGGTACATGAAGAAGGTTTGCTCCCAGCGGAGTGATCATTCTGCCTGATGCATGGAACTGAAGTCCCGCATGGGAATCCTTCATTTCATTCATTCCCAGAAGCTTTTTCATTCCGTCCGTCGGCGCAAGAAGCGTATTGAATTCATAGGGTGAAAGCTCCGCCCAGATCTTTACAAGATCGTCATAGGAAACCTTATTGCTTTCCGCTGCGCTTACTGTCTCGGCAGCATTATTATTGCCGTCGCCGTTGATAAGCACATCCACAGCGTCAAAAAGCTGCTGTCTTGCGATATATGCGCCGATCTGGCGGAGAGTTACCGTGAAGATATCCAGCTTCTGGAATTTCACAGCCTCATAGGACGCAACAAGCATCCTGCCTCTTTTCTGCAGCTTTACAAGATGATCCCCGGTCTTTACCTCTGTGTGGGGGAGGAAAGCGCCCTCCCCTGTGGGCTTGAGGGATTTGTCATCACCAGAGGGAGTAGATACCACTGAGCGGTAGTCCAGTCCGTCAATAACGGTCTTTGCCGCAATAACATCGGAAAGGATATCTGCTCTTTCCATTCCCTGTCTTACCGCTCTGGATACATATTCAGGGAAAAGAGCTGCACTGTCGCTGCTCTGGAAGAATTTGCTCACGCTGTCAGAGCCGGGACCTCCGACTCTGATATCGAATCTCTTGAGCTGGCGCTGATAAGCATCCAGTCCCTCAAGCTCAGTATTTCTGTAATTCTCCGAAGGATCCAGCTCCTCAAGAACATCTGTAAAGGTCTTTACCCCTCCGGTATACATTCCTTTTTCAAGTCTGATATTATCATATGTCATATTTTAATTACCTCTCTTTTTTATTTATAGTTTAATATCTGTTTTTTCCGGGCTGCGGGTACTCTGCGCTGCCTTGAACGCAGAAGCACCCCCGCCCTTCCCTGACCGGCAGCCGATCAGAGCATGATGCCTGCTGTCAGAGCTGTGGTATCAACGTCTATCACAAGGTATTCCCTGCCTGTATCATTGTCGGGAGCGATCTTTCCGCCCGAAGCGGAGATCTTTGCATAGCCCACAGAGGGCGCAGAGGAATACGCAACCTTTGCATAGCCCTGTACCTGCACTGCCGCATAGCCGTTTCTTACACCAAGGCAGATGCCGCAGAAGCTGCCGCTTGCCTTCACTACCGTACCGTTGGCGCTTATCATCACGGGATCACCCGCATTGATAGTGCCGCTTGCTATAAAAGTGAGAACATTCTCACCAAAACCGTTAAAACATACATCCATTGTTATTTTCCTCCTTAAATATTTCTGTAATCGCTGTTGTCATGCTTTTCATTTCTTCCCGCAGGCGAAAGCTGGGGACGCAGGGGCATTACCGAAGCCGCCTTTTCCGTCAGAGCTGCGCAAAGCTCCTCAAGCTGGCGGGCGCTCATTTTATCCGTGATAAAGCAGAGAGTATCTCTTTTCAGTCCCGGGAGCGCAATGGCTGCCGCCTTGTTTATATCCGTTTCAAGCCTTCTGCGGTATGTCTCGCCGTCAGCCGCTTTTTCATTCAGAGTTCGCAGCCTGTCAGCAAGAGCGCTGATCTCATCTGCGGTAAAGCTTTGTTTTCCGCCGATGAATATTCTTTTTTCGATATCGTTGTTTTCCAGTGTAATCTCTCCTTTGCGATCATTTTCTCCGGCTTCGCCGGTAATTTTATAGCCTTTGATTATCCCCGCAGCCTTCTGCGCCGGGACAGCGACAAATGACCATTCATATGCATCCTTCGGCTCATCAAGAACAGCATAGCAATGCTTTCCGTCATATACTCTGCCCTTGATATGCCCGCATCTGCCTATATCCTCTCCGCACACAGAACAGATACGCTTTCCCACAGAACAGCCGATACTGACCTCCTTTTTTATTCCGCTGTCTATCATTGCGATAAGCTCCTCGCTGCACTGCGCCACAGGGATGTATGCCCTTGCGGTAAGACGCTTATATTTTCTTCCGTCAAGGGTAAGTCTGTCCTCCGGGGCTTCGAGCCTGCATGAAAATATCCTTGCGCTCTGGTTTTTGCTTTTCGGGTCATGATCCATGATACCCGTGACTCCGGCGAACAGCTTTTCAAGCCCCTTCAGAGCCTCATCCGAAAAGCGTTCATGATCCCTGTCTATCTCATTGTCACAAAGCACAAGGGAAAAGACATAGACCTCATCCTCGCTGAGACTTCTTCTTGTATAGTTATTGATAAGCTCCAGCTCGCCTTCTTTAAGTTCGCTTTTATTATTCAATCTATCACTCCTTTTTCTTTTCTGTATGCGTATCATTCACCGGCAGCCTCTTCAAGACGCTTTGCCTGGGCATTGTAAAGCCTTGCCTTTGCAAGCTCTACCTCATCCTGAAGATTTATGCTGTCCCAGACTATCTCATAGCTGTCTTCAAAGCCCTTCTGTCTGAGAACAGCGCTGCATATCTTTGAAATTGCAGCTTCAATTATCATGCGGTAATATTCAAGCTCGCTTGTCAGGATATCCGCCTGCTGGGAGGACATTCTTTCGGTGGATGACCAGGAAAGTCCCAGAAGAAACGGCGGTATTGCAAGCTTTGATACGATCTGTTCCATAATGCATCTTACGGGAACATTACAGTCCGGCATTACATTATCTGCGCCGATCGCCCTGATGCTGACATCGCCCACACTGATAAAATCCCTCGGTTCACGGCTTTTCATCGCCTTGCTCCATTCCGAAGCAATAAGCATTGCCCTGTCCTTTGTCAAATTTCTTTCGGATTCATGGGGCTTGTATGTAACAGCAAAACGGACATTGCCTACTCTTTCCCAGTTTGTGCCTATGGTATTGAAGATCTTCAGAAGGATATCCGTGACGAACGGAAGTCCCTTGAGGACAGACGTACCGTAAATGCTCCCCGGCTCAGGCATCAGCACGCTGCAAAGTATCAGCGACGGATATGTCACCTCTTTTCTTACGCCTGCGCCGTCATAGCCTATTATCCTGATATCAAGCGGTCCCTGTCCGTATTCAAGCTCTACGTCATCAAGGCTGCTGTTGTAAAGCGCGGCTATATTTCCCCATGAGTCTGTTACCATCTCACCCACAGCTGTACCGTATGTCAGAAGCTGTTCAAGATACTGGCAGACAAAGCTGTGGATGCCGTTTGAAATGCCGTTGACCTGTACGTTTTTCAAAAAGCTGTCAAGCTCCTGCTGGGCGGCTGCGCTTTTGCATTTTACTGAAAATCCCCCTACAAGACGCACTATCTTTCCGATGGCTGCGTCAATTATCGGTACAGATTCCCTCAGAGACCGGTACAGCCTTTTTTCGCAGGCTGAAAGCGGAGTATATCTGCTTATCGCCCCGAAGGGATGAGCACTTCCCACCCCCGGGGATGTCTGCACGCTCAGCTCCTGCTTTTTTCTTTTCAGTCCGAACCAGCTCAATAGATCACCTCCCCTCTGTCAAGCGCTATTGCAAAAATATCATCCTCTCTGCTGTTGAGATAGGTGGCTGTAAAATATCTGATATCATCCATGGCGTGATCATTCTCCTTGACCGGTTGATCCTTTCCGCTGCTTTCCCAGCGGTAAAGTCCGAATTCCCGGATACTGTCTGTGCAGCAGCGGCAGATGCGTATATTTCCCTGCTTGAGAGCTGTGCTGACCTGACGGATACCGTCCGTGACATTATTTTTTGCCCGGACGACATTGAAGCGTCCGTGTCTTTTGATAACCTCGATAAAGCTTGCAGCGGAGGGATCAACGATAACTCTGCTGATCTCACGGCTGCCTGCAAGTTCACACAGACCGCTGTAATGCTCCTCATCCGTTCTGGAGCTGCCCCTGGTGCGGGAATCGTAATAATATTCCCCGATCCTGTACCATATCCCGTCATGCAGACCCCACAGCCCGAAGGATGATGGATTGACCGTACCGTAATCGCAGGAGATGACATAATCGTCAAAGCCCCCTGCCGGAACGTCAAAGTACATTTTTTCATCCTCCATAAAGGGATATACAAGCCCCTCGGAGGCGACCCATTTTCCCAGGACATATCGCTGATAAAAGCTGCCCGAATACATTTTTCTGTATCTTGCAAGCACCGCATCCGAAAGAGACGGATTATCCTCCATGGTGAAATGAAGATAATAAAGATTCTTTTCGGCGATCCTTTTCACCCATTCCCTGTTAAACCAGTGACCGGGATATTCAGGATTGCAGTTGAACCAGAGCTTTGAGCTTTCAACAGAGCATCTTGCCACCGCCTGCTCCACAAAGGAGCGGGGCATAAGCGCCGCTTCATCAAACAGCACTCCGCAAAGGGTCATTCCCTGTATCAGCGAAGCCGAGCCTTCATCCCTGCCCCCGAAAAGATAAAATCTGTTGCACCGTCCATCGGCGCATACCTCAAAAACATTCGAGGACAGCCTGTCATGCACATCAAAGCCCAGATCTCTCAGAGCCTCGAAAAGCGGTACGATAACATTCCGCTTTACTGAACGGATGGTTTTCCCGCAGATAGCAAAGCTGCCTGCGCAAAACTTTGCCATTGCCCATGAAACGAAGGAAACGCTCATGCAAAGCGTTTTTCCGCTTCTGACTGCGCCGTCACAGATGATACCGTCGCATCCCGCTCCCTCCCCGCACCACCACCTCAGAACCGCAAGCTGTTTTTTTGAAAAAGTCCTGTATTTCATTATTCTACCTGCTCCTCCCTTATTCCGGAAACAAGGGCGCTGTAAAATTCAGACACCCTGCTTTTATCCTCATGCTGTGTAGCCTCAAGCTTTTCAAGAGCTTTTATCCTGTCAAAGAATTTGATCTCCAGCGCTCCGTCCTTCGGCCGCCTGATCTCAGCGATATTGAACAGATCCAGACTTTTCAGCTGCTCTTCGTCAGGCTCCTGCGCAAACATCAGCTTCACCGCATCGGTAACATTTCCGAATGCCAGCCTTTCATATCCTGCTCTTGCAAGATTGCGGCAGTTTTCCGTTCTTGCATTGTAAAGCCGTTCAAGCTCCCGGTTGATGCTTTCCTTTGACAGCAGAGCAGCGCCGTTTTTCAAAGGATCCGGATAGCCTGCCAGCGAAGCAGCCTCACGGAAATCTCCGCTGCTGACATAAAAGCTGCAAAATCGTTTTTCTCTTGTACTAAGCTCCCCCTTATTTTTCATTTTTAAAACCTCCTTTCATAACTCAGCCCATTCTGCAAAAAAGTTGACCTCAAAAGGTCAACAAAAATTGATTTTTTCAAAAAATTTTTTAAAAAACTTATTTTTTACACCTCAGAGGACAAAATCAACGGTTTTCGGAGCAAAATAGCATGGTAATGTTTTCCAAACGGTAAATTAAAGCTGCCGCAAAAAACGGCGGCTGGGCTCATAATGTATTGCAGGATATAGCTCACCTGACTTATAATGTATTTTGCAAATATGTAATATCTTATAATTTTATACAAATTGTATAATTTTTCTTTTCCTGCACCCCTTGTAAAACATCCTGTACTGTGGTATAATAACAAAGTCGCTAAGCGGCGATATA